TTACCGACCCAGCGCTCTGATATAGGCCTGACAGGCCTGCAAGGCAATCAGTCCGCGATCACCGGCGTCGGTGATGGCGATAATTCGTTGAGCATGCGCCGGGTCAAGTCGGGCGCGCGGGGCGCCATGATCCACGCCGCCGGCGCGGGTGGCGGCAGGCACTGCACAACCGGCGGCAACATCGTCGGCGTCGAGGAGGACTGACAGCCGGACATCGGCAGTAGCAAGGCGATCGCGCAGGCGATCCTGGTCACGTTGGGCATCGCTCAAGGCTCGGTAATGGGTTTGTTCGCTGGTGGTGAGCTGCTGCTCAAGGGCGAGGCGTTTGTCTGTTTCGTGCTGCCGCGCGGTAGCCTCCGACAAGATCAACTGACGCAGGGTTTCGGCTTGAAGCCTGGCCTGCTCCGCCAATGCCTTGCCGTAGCGCCAATCCTGGATTTTCCACGTCACACCGGCCGCCGACAGCAGAAGCGCCAGCATGAGCACCGGAGCGAGTCTCATTACGACGGGGTTCATCCCAGCACCTTCAACGCCTGCGCATAAAGAGCCCGACGCTCCGACGCGCCGTTCTGACCGCCGTTGATCCGCTGCGTGATCTTGTCGAAAAGTCCCGCGTCAGCCAGGGTATTGAGCCCGTGGGCCGCCCAGAACCAAGCCGCCGAATAAGCGGCCCACTGCGGCAGCTCCAGCAACCCCGGTTCACTGATCAGGTCCAGGCCTAAGGCTTCGCCGCACTCTTGATAATTGGCCCGGCCGGTAATCTGAATCAAACCCCGACCCCGGTACTTCTGGCCATCACCATCGGCTTGCGGCGTGTTACCCAGGCGCAGGGCCAATGGACCGGTGTCGTATTTCGACAGATAGGCATTGTTGCCCAACTCGCGCACGTAGCGTAGTTGACCGGACTCATGACCCACCTGGGCAATGAACGCGGCAACACGCTTCGAGCCGATGACCTGATAATGACCCATGGCTACGTTCAGCACAGGTGCAAAAACGCCGGCATTAGCGCCGGCGTTCGGGAGGATCTGCAGCAGTTGTACCTGCGTGATTGGCATGGTGTTCTCCTTGACGCAGTTGAAGGACATCTTGAAAAATGACAAATCGGCATAGACAGCGCAGGAAGCACCGCTATATTCAGCCGCTCACACCCATCGGAACGATTTGATGAAAACGAAGGATCTCAGCAAACTTGCGGTTGATGGAGTCCTTTGCATCAGCCTCAGGGAGCGACAGGACCGCAGGGATTTGCTGATCAAATCCATGAAGAACTCAGGATTGGACATAGAGTTCGTGCTGGTGGAAGCAGACAGGGAAAACCCGGTCAGAGGCTGTTTCGAGTCGCACGTGAAATGCGCAAATCTCGCACTACAGCGCAACTACACAAGGGTTTTGATTCTTGAAGACGACGCGCTTCAGTACGCCTTCGCTCCGAGTGCAGTCAATCACATCAACAAATTCATCACATCAACAGACTTCGCCACTCTCTATATGGGTTACACCATGGGGAAAATATGGCTCACTTGGCACCGTATCATCGCTCGAAGGCGGGTTACCGCACTACATGCGTATATACTTAGCCGACGAGGTCGTGAAGAGTTTTCAAGACTTGAATTTAAATCGGAGCCTGTCGATAGAGCGGTAAGGCAACAGATCAAGCAACACTACGTGCTCCCCATGATGTTTGGGCAACAATCTGCACTTCTGACGTCCAGCGACATAGAAAGCGTTGTTTGTAATGACGATGAGTTTTGGCGCAGAAATTGGAACAGGCGCATTAAGTCGACAGCAAAAAACTTATATATGACTGTGTTTCACAGGAGTGTTTAGTCAATCAAGAACCTGACCTACACGTGCACCCCTAGGGCAGCGGCGCTTTCATAGTAAAATTTTATAGATCCCCATGAAAAATTCCAAAGCCACAAAGGAACCTGATCCAATGGACATTAACATCATAGTAAGCCTTTATAAAAAACAGGAAATTAGCGCGCAGCAGGCATTCGAGCTATTGCAAGAAAACAACCTACTACCTGAGGCCCTCATGCAACTGCTAGTGAATTTGCATGACGAAAGGGAAGCGTTCAACTCGCTATCGCAATAGGAAAAGCATTTCAAGGAGATAAAGAGATACTTCTCCAGATTTGATTGGTGCGCCCCATTATATGGAGGCGCCCTTTCAACGGATCAGTATTTGATTACGTATAGCAGCGCTACGTTTCTAGGTCGTGTTTCATTTCCCCCGGAAGCAGCGACAGTGATTAGGTGCGCATGGTCACCAGCAGATGCGGCAGCGGCAGATATAGTATGGGTATGATCACCGGCTGGCGCAGCAGAAGCAGTAACGGTATGTGTGTGGGCACCGGCTGACGCAGCAGTGCCTGAAATGCTGTGCGTATGATCTCCGGCAGATGGGATAAATGGTCTCGCGCTTTGTGTTCCCGCAGTGTTACCAACGATGGAATTCGAGTTCGCTCCTGTACCGATATCTCCAAACCCACCAATATTTGCATTGTGTGCATGAGCGCCCGCACTATCAGTACTACCAGACAATGTATGTGTATGCGCCCCACTGGAAGCGGCGGCGGCACTAAGCGTGTGTGTGTGCGTCCCATTAATTTCCGCAGTAGCACTTAGGGTGTGGGTATGGGACCCAACGTTAGAGGCCGTTGCAGTGTGGATATGTGAAGCGTTCTGCCCTGCCTGCGCAGTACCCAAAACCCTCCCTGAATCAACTCCCCGCCCGTCATCCCAACCCCGGATGAACTCGCCACGCAAGTCCGGCAAGGCAAAGGTCGTGCTGCCATCACCCGCCCCGAAACGCGTACTTATCGCCGCAAACAATGCCGCGTACTGTGCACGAGACACCAAAGCACCGTTGCATTTGAGCCAGCCTTGGGGCGGTTCCGCTGTCGCTACAACTTTGATGTCACCTACATCACTGCCCGAATCTTTGGTCATCCCAGTGCTGGCAATCATCACCCACGCGCCGCTTCCGATGGTGCTATTCCACTGCACCCAAACGTCGCCACCGACGGCAACTTCCCCACTTTGAATGGCGTTATGGTCCAGCCCAACGATTGGCTTGGCCTGCAGTCCATTTGGGGCGAAAGTACTGGCACCGGTATTGGCACGGGCTGCTTTGAAACGCAGTATCAAACCATCAACCAGCGCCAAGGGCGCAGGTTTGTAAGTGGCGCTGTAAGCATTGGCGGTGCCGGTGTCCAACGCATAATCGACCAATCCCGACTGATTGATTTTGCGCACAGCCAACAGCAACTGCCCTAGGTCGGTTTCGTCAGGAACCATCCCTGCCCCAGTAATGACCCCCAATAGCTCCTGCGTAACAGAATTGCCCCAAGCCGCCGGAATCAATGAGCCTGGTGCACCGGTCACCGGATTCTCATCGACAAACTTGCCATTGACCAAGCCAACACTGGGCACGCTTTTTGGATAATCCATTTTCTACTCCTTAGTCATAATTGATGTGCACCTGCGCATGAGCGGGTGCGCTGCGGTGGATCAGGCATTCCAAGGCAGAGCCTGGGTTCATGCCGAAGCGTTCGCCCCAATAGCTGGCGCCAAAACGACGGCCAAGCGAGAGGCGTCCACCGGTGTTGAGGGTCCACATGAATTGCACTTGCCAGGTTCCGAAATACGCCTGACCGAACCGCGAAAGCCCCATGCGTGGCGCACGATGCTCAGTCACAGTTGCGTTGGGATACCCCTGGCTCTTGGCGATTTCCACGTAATAGGCAATGGCCTGGCTACCGACCGCCAACAACCGCCGACGCACCGCCAAGCGACGATCGTCATACAACGGCGTGGCGCCCAGGCACGGGTCAGGCAGGTTCATCACCCGTTCCCAGTCCGGCACCAGTTCACTCACGCCCGCCGGGTCCATCTCGTTGAGCAGGTCGGCGGCACGGGCGTCGAGGCGGGCCAGCTCCTGGGCGATGCCTTGCAGCACTTCGTCCAGTTCCGGCACGCGCTCCGGATCCCACGCTGGGCCACTGGGCAGCAGGCTGCGCAGTTGCGCCTGGTACTGTTCGGCGGTTCTTATTCCAGCCATGTGCAGCCTCCGAACGTCAGCAACTGGTTGCTGGCGGCGACGACATCGGCGATAGGTGCGCTGAGTTTGTGGTCGGTTTCGCCGGTGGCGCTGCTGATGGCTTCAGCGATATGACTCAGCAACAGCGTTTCGCCGAGGCCAGCTTCACGATTGTGCAAGTCGCGCAGTTGCGCCTCGATGGCGGCCCGCACGGCACTGGTGTCCGGGATGATGCGCAGCCTGTAGTTCACCGGTACCTGCGTCGGCGCCAGCACCTGCAGCTCGGCGGTCACCGGGCGCAAGGGCTCGATGTAGGCCCGCACCTCTTCCAATTGCTCGGCGTTGGGGATCGGTTGCGGATCGTCGTCCCGCATCACGAACAGGCCGACAGTGCCCGGTCCCAGGTAGCTGCCCCGGCACCACGCGCGGGTAATGCCAGGGCACTCCAGGGCCCAGGTCTCATAATCCTGGGCCGAACCGCCGTGAGGAATGACGCGATAGGAACGGATCACCCGCGCCCGCAGGGATTCGAGGCTCTCCCGGGCGACACCGCCGGTCAGCCCCGGTGCCAACACGGTGAAGCTGCTGCCAATGCCGAGGATCGGTTGGACTGGCGTCAGCACCAGGCCGGCGTCGGCGTTGCCCAGGCTGCCAGCGTCCAGTGCGGCAATGGTGGTGCTGTTCAGGCCATTGCTGGTAGTGCGGGCGGTGGTCACTTTGAATGTGCGGCCATCGGCGGATTGCAACAGCGTGTCGACATCCAGTACCGCGCCAGCGGTGGCGGTGAAACTGACACTGCCGATGGCCACCTGGGCCGCTTTGCGCGCCTGGTTCAGGCGCAGGGCAGCGATGCGTTCAAGGGTGGATTCATCGGCCTTGTCCGGCAGGATCTGCTCGGCGATCCAGTCCAGGTAGCCATACAAACCATAGGCGGCGCCACCGAGGGTGCGGGCCAGCACTTGGGCATCGGACTGGCGCAGCGAATCGCTGGCCAGGTCGCTTTGGGCGCGCTTGATCAGCACCGGCAGCGAAGGGGTTTCAAACGGCATAGGTCACCTGCCAACTGTTATCGGGGTTGATGTCCAGGCGCTCGCCGTCAGCCAGGGTCAGGACCGTGCGCAGGTTCAGGCGTTGGGCGTCGAGGCGTTCGCTGATGATGTCGATGGCCTTGCAATGGCCGTCGTCGATCAGCCATTGCAAGGCTTCGCGGGCATAGAATTCGGCATCGAGCTGGGTTTGGCGGGTCAGCTTGACCCGTCGCAACAGCCACAGCCGCGAGCCGATGCGGTCGTCGGCAACGGTAGGAAAAGTGTCGCCCCACCAGCCGAAACGTTCCTCGTCATCGACGGCATCGTCGTCAGCGGCGCGGCGCCAGGTGAACAGGCTGATCAGCACCGAGCGGGTCAGTGCGGCGTGCAGGTTCTGGCTGATGAACATCATTGGCCTCCCGCCGGCGCGCCGGTCTGACCGTTGCCGGCCTGTACACCGACATGCACGTGTTTGATCTGGCTGATGCCGCCGGCGATCTGGTCGCCCTGGGAAACGATCTTGCCGGTGTGGTTGATGACCGGGCTGTCGATGTTCACCGCGCTGCTGGCGCGGATGTTCAGGGTCGCGGTCTGGATGTCGATGACACGACCACGCTTGAAGTGGAGCTTGTCGCCTTCGTCGGTGTAGAGCGCCACTTCGCCAGGGGCCAGGGCCTGGAGGCGGAAGCGGCGATCGGCGACCACCAGGACCACGGCATGGGAACGGTCGCCCCCCAGGAACGTGGCAATGCCCTCGGCACCGGCCAACGGGTTACTAGTGAAGCCGTAGGGTTCGAAGTGCTCCATGTCGTCGTTCACTTCGCCGGCGGTGAGGCGCATTTGCAGCGACTGCAACTTGGTGGCCGAATTGGCGAGCACGACAGTGCCGCGCGCCAGGAGGCGGGTCAGTAGGCTCATTGAGGTTTTCCTTCGGAATCGGGTTTAACAGCAATTGGGCGGCTAACCCGGAACACTGTGGGAGCGAGCTTGCTCGCAATAGCGGTCTGACATTCGAAGCAGATGTTGACTGACACACCGCCATCGCGAGCAAGCTCGCTCCCACAGGAGATCTGTGGTGGGCAGGCATCGGTGCCGGATTCAGGGTTTGGGCGCCACCGGGTTGGCGTCGAACGTGTGCGGCGGCGCGACTTGCAGGGTAGTGACGGAGCCTTGTGCCGACAGCGAGTACGTCACTTTGGAAATCAGCATGTCACCGTCGAACCCCAGCACAGGGTCGATCACCCGCACCAAGGTGTTATGCCGCCACAAGTCGCCATTGGCCTGGCGCCAGCCCTGCACGCGGTAGGTAGTGGTCAGGGCCTTGCCGGTGCGAATTGCGCTTTCCCAATCGGCCCGTTGCTGGGCCAGTTCGAAGGTCAACTGCGCGCTCTCGCTGATCACCGTCACCCGCTTGCGCTTGAAGCTCAGGTCCGTGGCGGTGCCAGAGACTTCGCTCACCGCCGCCCCACTCTGCTGATCACTGCCCTTGTGCTGACCGATGACCCGGTATTCGGAGAACACCTGGCTGTAGTCCATCAGTGCGTTGCCCGACAGAATGTTCTTGCCCAGCTCCAGCACATCACTGGCCCGTCCGCCGCTGCCGGGTTTGGCCAGCAGCACGCGCCCTTGCGCGTCATCGGTGGAGAACACTCGGAACAACGTCAGCAAACGGTCGATGGATTGAAAGACCGTTTCCCCTGGCACGATGCTGTGTCCGCTCAACCGCGCGGTTTCAGGAATTTCACTGATGACCCCCACGCCATATTGCGACGCCAGGGCCTGGACGATGCTCAGCACCGTTTGCCCGCGCCATTGAGTCGGGCGGTTGATCGCCGCGCAGTCCACCAGATCCTGGGTCTTGGAACCGCCTTCAATGCTCAGGCTGATCTGCCGACCGTCATAGCTGACCGGTGCCTTGAACACATAACCGCTGAGAACCAGGTCGGCACCAATGCGCACCTGGCATTCATCGCCCGGACGGATCGGCACCGCTTGGGTCTGCCCCGGCCATTGCCAGGTGATGTCGAGTTTGAAGGTGCGGAATTGGCGCTCCAGGTCCGCACTGATTTCGACACTTTTCCAGCCACCGTAATCCAGCCCGCCGACGGTAAGCGAGACAGCGTTGTCGAGCTCGTTCATGGCTTACTCCCCCGAGACTTTCAGGTCATTGGGCGGCAGGAAACCAGGATGGGCTACGCCGTTACGCTGGGTCACTTCAGTCACCCGGGTGGCATCGGCAAATTGCTGATACGCCACCACCAGCGCTGGCAGGCTTTGCTTGAACGACAGGTTGATCAGCCTTACCCCCGACGACGCCACCGCCGTCAAGTGCGCGGCCATTTGCTGGCGCAGGTTGTTCATCGCCTGGTAGTGCTCCGGATCAGCCTTGAGGGAGGCCTGCCAGATAACCTCGTTAAGGGCCTCGCGCAGGGCCAGCACATCGTCGGCCACCGGCACGTCCCTGCGCTGGACCGGTTGCACGGCTTGTTGCGCCACCGACGGCGTAGCGCCCAACTTGACCACAGGCGCCGCCACCGGCATCGCCGCAATCCATTGCGCGGCCTGCACCAGCAGGGTGTCCTGCACCAGATCGGCCACCGCCTGGGCCGCCGCCGTGGTGTCCTTGCCGGTGGTGAGTTTGGGCGCGTCGGCCTTGCGAATGGCCTCCACCTGTTGCGACACGCTGGCAATCACGCCGCGATAGCCGTCACGGGCAAACTCCTTCAGCTCGCGGATGTCGCCCAGCAACCCCTTGAACTCGGCCACCACCTCCTTGGGCAACGCTTTCACCGCCTTGACCAGATCGCTGAGTTGCCGATAGGTCTCGATCAACGGCTTGAGCTCCTGCTCGATCACTGCGTAAACATCCTTGAGGCTGTTGCGCAAGTCCGCGATGCCGATCCGCGCGGCCTTGATCAAGGTCATGGCGTCTTCGAAGCGCCGCACCGCCGAACCGAGGAAGCTGTCGGCCGAGACCAGCAGCAGTTTCTGGCTGTTGATCGTGGCCGAGGGAAATGGCAGTGGCTGGTCGGGGTAGAACTTCAGGGCGAACGTCACCAGCCCGCCGTCCTGGCGGGTCTGGGTCATGTCGCATTCGCCAACCTTGACTTGCATGCGCCCCAGCCATGGATGCACCAGTTCACCGCTGCCCTGCTCCAAAGCCTTGAGCAGCTTGTCGCGCTGCTCCAGGCAATCGGGGCCGACGATGAACGCGGTCAGCTCATGAATCTTCGCCTGCTGGCCGAGCCCTTCGAAAAACGGCTGGTCGCGCTGTGGATATTCATGCAACTGACCTTTGTGGCCGACCGGGGTTTTCGCCTGATCGACCCAGAACCCGACGCCACGAAACGACGCAGGCAACAAACGATCACGCCAGCTCATTGGAGCCTCCTGTGGAAAGTGAGCGATAGCCGATGCGCGAACTCACCGCCAGGGCCGGTTGATTGGTCTGGGGCGGATCGGCGCGCAAGCCGGCCGGCGCGTTTTCGAAGCGCACGGTCAGGCCGCCTTCGAGTTGCGTGCGGTTATTGGCGGCGCTTTGTTGCACCAGGGCGCTGGAGGTTAGCGGCAACGCACCCGGCGCCAGCGAGGTTTTCCCTGGCCCGTTGGCGGACGCTGGCGCCAGGCTGGACGACAGGCCCGCAGGCTCTTCGCTGGCCCCGCCAAAAAACGCCGGCGCCAGCTCACCCTTGCCTTCGGCATTGGTGGCGCGCTGCGCCTCGGTCAGTCCTTCGACCTTGCCAGTGAACGTGGTGATGAGTTCACCGAAGCCGCTGTTGAAGAACGCCTTGATCGGTGCAATCACGCCCTGCAGCTTGTCCCACCACTGGCTGAACCACTCGCCCACCGGCCCCCACTGTTGGGTGAGGCCCTCGATGGGCGACCAGTCGAACAGGCCGCTGAACACCGCCAGCATGATCGCCACCTGATTGCGGACGCCCTCCCAGATCCCAGCGAAGACTTCTCCGATCGTGCCCCAGTTGGCCATGATCAGTCCCAACGGCGTCCAGTCGAACAAGCCTTTCAGGGCATCCATCACCGGCACGGTCAAGGCCTTGAGCAGATCCCAGATCGCCGCGAACAACCCGGTCAGCGGTGCCCAATTGGCAACAATCAAACCCAAGGGTGACCAGGCGAACAGCGTCTGCATGAAACCGATGATTGGCGTTGCCGCCGCCACGATCACATTCCAGAGTGCGCCAAAAAAGCTGCTGATCGGGCCCCAGTTACTGATCAACAGCCCCATCGGGGTGAAGGCGAACATTGTCTTGAAGAACTCGACCATCGGCAGGACGATCGGCGCAAGGCGCTGCCAGAGCCCGGCGAAAAACGCCGAAATCGGCGTCCAGTGGGCGATGATCATCCCTGCCGCCAAGGCGATGCCCATGGCAATCAAGCCGATGGGGTTCATCTTCATGGCCAGGTTGACCACTTCCATTGCCTGACTCGCGCCGCTGACCGCCATCTGGATCGCGTTGAACGCCACGACGCCATTCGCCAGGCCCTGTACCAGTTGCGGGTTGTCCTGCAGCACCTGGGCCACGCCGCTGACCATGGGCTGCAAACTGACCGTCACCGCGTTGACCGCAGGCCCCAGGGCCGAGCCGAACTGCACCGACACGTTGTTGATGGAAGTCTTCAATCCATCCAGGTTCTGTGCCGCTACACGGGGCGCGTCAGGCGCCTGGACGGCATTTGCCGCCGCGCTCGCTGCGCCCGCTTCGTCCTTGAAGGACAGCGCCGACTTGAGCCCGTCCATAAACGGCTGGGCCAGGCCGCCGCTGGGCAGCAGACCGGAAATGTCCAGGCTGCCCAGGCCCGTGGCGTCGAGGTTCTGCTTGAAACTCGCGACCTTCGCACGAAGGCCGGCGAGCTTGGGTGACAGCTCATCGATGCCCGTGAGCAGCACCGCTTTTTTCTCTACCGTTTGTGTGTCTGCCATCACTGCACCTGCTGCATCGCATTGATCCGTTGCGCGTGCTCCAGGGATTCGCGGAGCACATCCAGTGGCCTGGCCATCATCTGTTCGGGGTCAACCTTCCAGAACCAGGCCAGGTCATAGGCGGCGGCGATCAGGTCGCCGATGGCTGCGACGCCGCACTCATGAAAAAACTCGCGACGGCCCAGCTCAGGGCATTGAGGTCAGCCAGGTCCAACTGGTTGACCGACGACGGCGGGATGCCGGCGCACACCGCGATGTATTTGGCCGCGACGTCCATGTCCAGGCTCACCTCCTCGCTCTTGTCGATCTTGTACGGCAGCGCCTTGATCGCCCGGACTTCCTGCACCGTCGGACGGCGCAGGGTCAGTTCGCTCACCGGCTCGCCGTGGGCCTCGATGGCCACGCGCAGCGTCACGACATCGCTCATTGCCAGGTCCCCTTGATGCCTTCGAATTTCAGCTCGATGGTGGCGTCGTCACCCTTGGACACAGGCTCTTCCACCAGGTAGGCGCCGGCCAGCACGTAGACCTTGCCGTTATTGAATTCGCAGGTGACGGTCATGTCGGTGCCCGCAACCAGTTGCTTGAGCGGGAAGTCCGCGGTGTGCAGCGCCGTCACCTTGAAGGACGGGGCGATGTCGGTTTCCTTGTAGAAACCCGGTACGACGGTTTCGCGTTTGGTGAACATCAGTGGCGCTTCGCAGCCGCCGTTGATGGTCAGTTGAGCGCCGTCCACTTTGACGTAGCAGGTGCCCGCAATCAGTTGACCCATGGTGTTTCTCCCTTCAATAAAAAGCCCACGTGAAGTGGGCCGATGCTATGCACTTAAGGTTTGTTTGAATCATTGTGGCGAGGGAGCTTGCTCCCGCTTGGGGCTGCGAAGCGGCCCCCTGCTTTGCCAGGCATCACACCGTAGGGGATGCTGGCGCATCCAGCGGGAGCAAGCTCCCTCGCCACGGTCAGGCGGCGGCGTCGTATTGCAGGCGGAACTGGTTGAGCAGCGCGAACACCCGCAGGCCGTTGATGTAATCCGGCGGGAACAGCACATTGACCCGGCTCGGGTCCTGACTGTCACGCTCGACAACCAGGTGCTCGGCGAACAGCTCGGCGTTTTCCACATGGCCTTCCAGTTCGAGCTTGGCGTATTGAGCGATCAGCTCGCCGCGAATCGTGCTCGGGGTCACGATGGGCTGGCCGGCGCCGAAACGGGTGCCGTCGGCGGCCAGTTTGTGGCGGCCGTACTTGCTGGTGATCACGCTTTGCAGGCGACGGACGATGAACGCCGACTGGTGCATGGTTTCGCTGTCCAGGTAGGAATTGTCCGCCTGGCCGAAGGCGTTCTTCTGATACGTGGTGATGGAACGCTGGATGCGCACGTAGCCACCTTCGTAATACGCCGTGGCGATGCCGTAGTTGAGCAGCGACTGGCGCTCGGTCAGGGTGAAACGTTCGCTGGCCGGTGCCGGGTCCAAGCCCGGCAGGCTACCGCTCTGGGTCGGACGGCTGGCGTCGGCGGAGATGAACACCGCCGTGCGCGCCGCCAAGGCAGCGGCCTGGACCCAGAACGGTTGCGGTACGCCCGGTTCCAGGGCCTGAATGGTCATGTGCTGGTCGTTGCGTGCCTGACCGGCAGCGACCAGGGTACCTAGGGTGCCGCGCTTGGCGCTGTAGACATGGCCGAACAACTGCTTGGCCCAGGACCAGCGACCGGTGCTGTCGTCCATGACCGCTTGCCAGGTGTTGAGGCTCGCCACGTCGGACCAGGGCATGGCGATGAACTCGAACGGTTCGTCGCCCAGGGCCGCAACGGCAGCGGTCTGGTCCGGCACGCCGGCGCCGCCGGTCATCGCAGTGATGGCGGTGGTCAGCCCCGCCGGGGTGTTTTCGCCATTGCTCTTGCCCAGGCGATTGAATTGCAGGCTGATGTCGTTGCCGCTGTCGCCGGTCCATTTGACGCGCAGGGTCACGACACCTTCGGCGGCCGCGGCAGTCACCGGCAGGTCGGCGGCGGCATTGACTTTCAAGGCTAGCGCAGTGGCAGCCTGAGCCGCTGTTGCGCCATTGACGATGGCGGCCTGAACGCGCACACCGCCGACGTACAGGTTGAGCACACCGCTTTCAGTTGCGGCGCCAGTGAGGGTCAGCACGCCCTGGGCGATGGCGCCTTCGACGTTGTGCAACGGCAGGCACCAGATTTCACCGAGCGGGTCGGTCTTGCGCCAGGTCTCGTACATCGACGCGAGCATCGAACCCTGCCCGCCGATGTTCTTGGCCAGCGCGACGCTGGACACCAGCACCAGTTTGCCGACCTCGGCCGGGGTGACGTTGTCGTTGACCTGGGCGACGATCAACCGGCGCATGGCCGATGACGCGCTATTGGCGGCCGAGTTGTCCATTTCGGCGTAGAACAGCGGCACACGAATGTCCGCGGGAATATTGCTGAATCCGATCGCCATTATTTGGCTCCCTGTGGTTTTGCCGCTTTCACGGCTTTGGTAGTGATATCGCCATCGGCCAGACGTCGACGCCACCAGGCGTTGTCTGGCACTTCACGGCCTTCGAGGGGCAACAGATCGCCCGCTTCCGGGTCCGGTACGGCACGGCCCGGGGCCGGCAGCACAGTGATGCGTTTGCTCATGGGGTTACGTCTCCAGAGAAAGTCAGTTCCACGCGCCCGTCGGGGCCGGGACGTTTCAGGTTGGGGTCCGCCGGGTCGATGGCATCGACCCGCACGGTGGCCCCGGTAAAGGACGACAAGCCGTCCAGTTCACGCTCATGCCAGCTTTCGGCAGGCTGGCTCGCCAGATTGCGGCCCAACTGGAACTCGGCGAAAAAGCGCAGCCGGTACAACACACGGCTGCTATTGATGGAAACCAGTTCGCTGCCGTCGTATTCAATGCCGGTGTACTCGGCGCCCGGCTTGAACCCCACCAGCGCGCGCCACAGTTCGGCCCGCAGGTCGTGCAACAGATCCAGCGCTTTTGTCGCATCGGTAGCATCGAGCACCAGCACGGCATCGAAGCGATCACGCACCGCTTGCAGCGTGACGTTCTGAGCCGCGTTCTTGCTGGCAATGTCGGCGGTGGGCAGGACATAGGCGCAGGGGGTCTGCAGCGGGGTCTCGGCTTGCAGCGTGGCGAGGTCAAAACCTGCGGCCACGCGATGGGCGAGCGTCGGACATTGCTCACGCAACTGCGTGAGGATCGGTGTGATCTTCATGGAGGAATTCCAGTTGTAGAGACGGTGCAGTCGAGAGAGACCTGTGGGAGCGAGCCTGCTCGCGATAGCGGTGTGTCAGTCAGTGCAGATGTTGAATGTCTGGGCGCTATCGCGAGCAAGCGCGCTCCCACAGGAGAACTCGGTTGGGCGCAGGGATATGTGCAACGCTGAACAAAACTGTGGGAGCGAGCTTGCTCGCGATGGCGGCGTGTCAGTCAGTGCAGATGTTGAATGTCTGGGCGCTATCGCGAGCAAGCTCGCTCCCACAGGGGGGGTGGGGTCAGGCCTTGGCATCCAGGCGGGTGGCATGAATCAAGCTGCGATAGCTTTTTTCCCGGTCGCCACTGGCGGTGACCTTGTCGATCGACCAGCGACCGCGCATGAAATCCGGCCAGGTGGAATCCAGCAGTACGATGCCCTCGGCCGAAAGTCCCGGGTTGCCAGGGCACTCGATGTCCACCTTGAGTGCTTCGCGCTCCATCCGTCGCACCTCCCCTTCACCGGCGGCGCGGGCATCGTCGGCGCTCTGGAAGCGCTGGCGCAGGGTCTTGAACGGCGCGACGCCGCTCTCCTCGACCTGCAGCTTGCCGGCCGTCGCATCCCACCAATAGGTCTTGCAGCCCTGGTACTTGGCCCGGGCGTTTTCATCAAACTTGGCCGAAATGAAGGCGTGGTCGCCCGGGCGATTATTGGTCGTCACCGACAGTTTCATCTCGGGCAGGACCTTGCCTGACAACGACTTTGCCTGACCGCGCCGAGCCAGCACATACAACTCGTTGATCGGCTTGGCGACGGCGTCATAACGGTGGGCCAGGCGCGTGAGGAAACCCATGTCGGTTTCGTTGGTCTGGTCGATGTGCTCGATTTTGATCAGCGACAGGTCCGGCGCCACCCGCGGGGAAAAACCGTGCCTGGAAGTCAATTGCCGAAACAGCGCCCCCAGGGTCGTCGGGCCATGGCTGACGGATCGGCGTTGCTTGAAGCCGGTCTGGTCCGCAGCACTGAACGGCGCCGCCATGGCCACCAGCACGAGTTGCAGGGGGAACAAGAACGGCGTGCGTCGGGTGATGACAAACTCGCCTTTATCCACCAACCCCGACTCCAGATAACCGACCCGCAGACCGATCTTCCTGCCCAGGCTAGGCAACCCTTCGAGCCCGTCCAGGCTAATGGTGAGCGTCAGCTGATCGGACTCGATACCCGCCGCGTCGACATGCTCCCACTTGAGCAAGCGTTCGTTGAGCAGTGCGGCGTTCGCACCATAAATTTCCACCGCAGGCGTGAAACCCAGTGACATGTTGCCTCCTTAATCCCAGGCCGAAACCGGCGGGGTTGCAACGGGCCTGAGGTCCACTTCCGGCAAGACCACCCATACGCCCGCCGGCAATACCGGACCCCATTCAGCCAAGCCCGGATTGAGCAGCCAGAGCGCTTCCTCGACGATATCGTCACAACGCTCAAGCTCGCGGTACAGCAACAGATTCACCGAATCACCGGCGATACTTCGAACCCTACGCATTGGCGAACTCCGTCAATTCAACCACCCAGCCGACCACCATCGCCGTACCGTCATCGATGATCTCGGTCTGGGTTTCCGTCACCTTGTTGATCTGCCACAGGCCCCAGTTGCGACCGATGCCATCGACCAACGGCACGGGCACGCGCTGCGCCTGCAAGGCGCGCAACTCATCGAGGCGATCCATGGCGGTCGCGTACATCGACTTGCCGGTGATCGTCAGCAATTGCAGGCCTTGGCCGACCTGGCTGGACTTGGGCTTGCTAGTGAGGATGTCGATGCTTTTCCAGCCACCGTCCGACGTGTGCACCAGTTGGTGGTACGCAAAATTTCTCGACAGGCCAAAGATGAAACTGCCGAGTGCCATTTGTTGACGCATCACGTACCTCCGTCGGTCAGGGCCGCGTCACTGCGCATGGCGAGTGAGTTGGGCATGGTCGTCAAGCCGAACTGGCCCGAGAGCTGTTGCACAACCAGGTTGGCCAACTGACTCGCGCTGGCCTGGTCCTGGCCGTTGATGTAGATGTTTGCGGTCATGGTGTTTTGTTGTTGGCTGGTTTGGGCGTTGGTCAGGTCTCTGGCAGCCTGGTCCGGTGGGGGGAGCTTGTCGGCAGGCGCGGCGAGTTTGTCACCCAGCCAGGCCCCCGACTCTCCCCCGACCCAGCTGCCGGCCAGCCCACCCACAACCGCACCGAGTGCGCCGCCAATGGCCGTGCCGAGCGGACCAAAAAGAGTCCCGAAAGTGGCTCCGGCGGTAGCACCTGCCGAGGCCCCCGCCCAGCCGCCACCTGCGGCCCCCAGGCCCGCACCAACTTTGCGGGCGTCACCGCTCAGCGCGCCCTCGAGCACCTCAGGGGCGGCAGTTAACGCGACGGCTCCTGGGATGAAACGGGTAACCGAGCGCAACGCCGAGCTCGTGCCTCGAAGGGAACCGCCGGCGCTCATTCCAGCCTCGGCTTTGGCAACGTTCGCCGGCTCGAGCCGGCTGATGCCCTTCATATCCAGCTTGGCGTTACGACTGTCGTTTCTGAAGTCCTCAGAGAACACCTCTCCCACACGACTGGGAAGACGCGTCGCCACGCCCCCCAATACGCGCTTGGCCGCTTGATTGCTCATCTCATCACCTAGGGCTTTGAGCAGCGCGCCCACCAACGGTTTGATCGCCGCGCCAATCACCACAATGGCCGCAGCGGCTCTAGGTGAGGACTCAGCCAACTCACTCATGCCATCGGCCAGCGATCCCAGCCACTGGAACGAGGTATCCGCCGAGGGCATCAGGGCATTTCCCGTGGCCAGCGACAAACGCTCGCTGCTGGCGTTGAGGACGTTCAACTGGCCCTGCCGGGTGTTCGACAGCGCCAAGGCGTCCTGGCGCACCGAGCCGTCGTTGCCCAATTGCGATGTAGCGTATTGGCCTGGGTCTTTCACCTGCCAGAACGCGGCGTTCACATCGTCGAGTTTCTGCGACATGCGCAGCACCGCTGCATCCCCAGTGCCAAACAGCGAAGAGGCCAGGGTCGTGCGCTTTTCGGCCGGCTGCGCGTTCAAGGCCGCCAGGACCGACATCACTGTCCCCGGCGCGGCGTCCTTGTCACGCAAGCCGCTCGCCACCTCTTTGGGATCCAGCCCCAGTTGCTTCCAGGCCGCTTGCTCGGTCGCGGAGGCCTGATCGCCCTTGCCTAAAGCGGTCGTGAAGTGATCGAGCGCCACACCCGCTTCAGCTTGTTGCGCGCCGGTAGTGAGAAGTGCCGCCGTCAGTGCCGCAACTTGGGCAGGCTGCAGGCCCGCCGAGGTCGCAGCCGCACCGTCACGCTGCAGCACCGTGCCGATCTCACTCGCTTTCGCACCACCGGGAATCTTGCCCAAGTGGTTGGTTGCATCCGCCAGATCAAACGCTTTCTCTGCGCTGAGCTTCATGGAAGTGCGCCAGCCGAGCACCATCTCAGCGGCTTCCATGGCCGGCATTTTGAACGTCGATGCGGTGACGCCCGCATCACTGGCGAAGCGCAACAGCGCCAATTGCCGGTCCGAGGCATTGGGCAGATCACCGCCGATGCCTGCCCTGGCCGCCAGGCTTTGCATCCTCACCACCTCAACCGCCGAGGTCCCGCCGGCCGCCACCAATGGCGCACTGGCGATACGCTGGGTGGGTTCCGCCATCTCTGCAATCTGGCGAGGCGTGAATTGGCCGGCCTGCTTCAGATCGGCCATGGCCGAGTCCATCGCTATTGCAGGTTTGAGCAGCGCCGGTGGCTCGATACCGCCACCCGACTTACCCTTTGGCTCGTTGGCCGACTCACCCTTGGCGCCAGCGCCCATCGATTGGGAAAACAATCGTTGCGCCGAAAGCTTCACCGTCAGCGACTCGATCGCCGTGGTCAGCAACCCGAGCTTGAGCCCGAGTGTTTCCAGCGCCAGATCGAGGCTCGACAGTTGATCCCTGGCGAACGCGCCTTGTGCTGACACACCACTGGTGAGGCTGGTATTACCGAACGCCAACCCAGGCTCATTGAAGGTTGCGTATTTGAGCGAATATCTATCGTCCGCCATCCCGCTCTACTCCTGTTTCACGCCAAGGCGAGTGATCGCGATGTCGTAGCGGCGCAAGGCCTTGCCGGCGTCCCACTCCAGGATTTCCGCCTCACTTACCGAGTAAATGAGCGGCACCACATCGAGAATCACTTCGATGTCGCGCTCCGAAAGAAGTCCGCCGGTTTGTTTAAAAAATCGTCGATGCGTACCTGAAGTTGTGTCCAGTCGGGCACGGTCAGCAGGTCCAGATCGGGAATCATCAGGCCGGTGCAATGGGCCGTGATGAACTCGGCGCGTTCCTTGGCCGTCTTCAGTTTTTTCATCGCCTTGGTCGCACGCAGCACCGGCATTTCCAGGGTCAGCGACGTCAGGCTGCGGCCCGCGACGTCGAGCGGTTGCATCAGTTGCACCTGGTCGGGATCGGCCTGTGGAACATCCAGAAAGTACGACGCCGGACGCGTGGACATTTCGTGCACGTATTGCGCAATGCTCACGTAGTCCGGGCGCTTGAGCTGATCGAGCTCCTTGACCGACAGGCCGGTGGCCAGTTTGGCCAGCTCGAAGAACTGGTCGTCTTCATCATCGCCGGCACGGGCCAGGGCTTCTTTCTGCGCGGCGTAGAGCAGTGGTTTGAGTGGGAGCTGCTCGATCTGCGAGCCGTCGTCACCGGTGATCGGCGACAACAGCTCATGGGTAGGAGGCATCCAGGACATGAAATCGGTTCCTTGGTGAATCAGAGGACATCCTGTGGGAGCGAGCTTGCTCGCGATAGCGGGGTGTCAGACAGCTTGATACTGAATGAACCGCCGCCATCGCGAGCAAGCTCGCTCCCACAGGGATTGCATCTAGCCGGCCGGTAAGGGCTTAGGGCAACAACACCGCACGGCGCGCATCGCCGAGGATGTCCACGCCGTTGAGCACGAACTTCTGGGTGCGCACGTCGATGTCGATCACCGGGACGCCGTTTTCCAGGCGGTTGTAGGTGCGGCAGGACAGCTCAAGGTTGGTCTTGGGCTTCTCGGTCATCTTCAGCGGAGTTTCCTCGAGGGATTTCAACTTGCCGCCCACCGTGTGGTAGGTGAACCAGGTGTTGCCATCCTGATCCTGGCCGGCTTCACGCACGTTCAGCAGAATGTCGTCGCCCAAGCTCACGCCCAGCGCCAGCATGACTTCCGGGCCGAGACCTTGCAGCGTCAGCTTGGCCGTCAGTACCTTGCCGCCCTTGGCCATTTCCTCGCCAATGAAACGGCCGCCGCGCATCTCTTCCATGTCGAATTCGATCTTCGGCGGGCTGAAATCTTCCACGGTCGCCGACAACGGCAGGCCTTGCAGGGTGGCCGCGATGGCCTGTCTTACGCGGTTGGTAAACATTAGAGAACGTCCTCCAGGAACTGCTCGATGATTTCATCGCGGGCATTGAGTTGATAAATCATGTGTTCGTTCGGCGCGTAGCGGCCGTAGTCGATGACCACGTACCAGGTGCCGTTCTTGTACTTCTCGACGCTGTTCAATTCCGGATGCAGGTACACGCTGCCGCCGGGGATGGTTTCGTCGGCGACCAGGGTTTGCAGCCAGTCGTTGATGCGCTTGACCTCCTGGTCCATGAACGACTTGGTCAGGTTCTTGGCCATCGCCTTCTGGCCGGCCTTCACCAGCTTGCGGCTGATGGCATCTTCCAGGCCGACGTAGCTGATGAACTTGCCGGTGATGGAGCGGTTGCCCAGCAGCGAGAAGCCGCCGAGGATGGTCCGGGCGTAGTAGCTGACGCCGTAGCGGTTGAGCAGATCGCCTTCGGTGGAGGTGTCGAGGATGTTGTATTCGACGGTGCGCGAAACGTCTTCGGCGTAGGTGACCTGGTTGCCCGGGCTCTCCCATTGCTTGACCTTGGCGAGCGCGGCGATAGCCAGGCTCGACGGGGCCAGGAAGACGTTTTTCTTCGCCGCCTTGGAGTACACCGCCGGCATGTTGTGCACCACCAGGCAACGGTCAAAACCGAGGTCGGCGCCGCCCAGTTCCTGGCTGTAGGTCACTTGATCGGCGACCGCGGCGTCCTTGCCGTCGAGCACCACACGGGCCTTGATGCGCTTGCCAAACGAAGCGAACTCGCTGGCCACCGCCTTGGTGCCGGTGAAGCCCGGCGCGCCGATGATGGTCAAGTCTTCAGCGACCCCACTCAACGCGGCCAGGCCCAACTTGCGCCCGGTCTGTGCTTCGATACCGCCGATCACATTGTTCTGGGTGTCGGCCAGTGTCGCGCCCTCTTCGACGATGACGACGTAGACCGGCACCTTGACCACTTTGAGGATCTGGTAAACGGCCTGGAACAATGTCCCCGCCTCGGCACCGGTCGGGTCCAACTGGGCCTGGGTGGTGAAGCTGTTGATGCGGAACGGGGTGTTTTTCGGAATCAGCGCGTTGGCATTCGGCGCGGTGCCGACCAGCCCGATGACGTTATCACCCAGGCCACCCATGGCCTCGGGAGATTCAGTGGCATTGACGGTAATGCCGTTGTGCTCGAAGTTCAAAACCTCAGCCATGGTTATTCAGCCTTTTTGGTGGCGGCCTTCAAGGCCTTGGTGGTTGGGGTGGCTTGCGTGTCAGCAGCCAGTTGCTGCGTATCCAGTACGCTGGTCAGCTCGAGACGACCGGCACTGCGCAAGGCACTGGCCTCGACATCCAACAGCTCCAGTTTCTGGCCGGCGCTCGACCAGTGGCCGCCACCGGTAGGAAATGGCAGCAGCACGGTGTATTGCTTACGAATGGGCATCTACGGTCTCTCCAGATGCGAAAAACACAAAAGCCCATAGCGGGCTTGGTGCGGGCGAAAAAAAACCGCTTTCGCGGTCGTGGTCTACTTGATGAAATCTGGCAGTACAGGCCAAAGCAGCCTGGACGGCTCCACATCCGTTTCGGGGATGTCTCGCAAGGCCTGGCGATAAGCCTTGATCTCGGCCAGCTGGGCTTCTGTTGCGGGAAAGTCCGCTAATTGGGTGAAGTCCGTGTCTCGCAGCAGTTGGTTGCGGCGTGTGCGAATGGCGGCCCATTCGATTTCAAGCGACGGTACGGCGATTGGCGTTTCGGTCGTGTCATTGTTGGACAGATCAGACATGTTCATTCCTTAGCTGAAAACAACGGTTTCGGCCAGCGACAACTTGGTGACCAAATCCCCAAGGTTGAACAACCGACCATTGCCCACACGCATAGTGTCAATGCGCACGGTGGTGTAATAAATATTTGGAATGAGAATTCGCATGACAATATTGCCGTTTGCATCGACATAGACAGAAGGGGTCATGTTTCCAAAAGTCGAAACGTTTTGCAGAACCCGAGTGGGCTGATAGCAATACCCCACCAACGTTTCGTCGATTATTTTGGCTGTGCCGTAGCTGTAGCCCTTGATGTTGAACCAGAACATCTCCGAATGAACATTGATGTTGAGCGGCACTTTGAAATGCATGTATACATTTGTACTGGCACCCAGGTTGGTGGAGACAAAATCACCCTGTGCCGTTGCGCCGTAGACGCCGCCCGTCCCGTAGACGTGTCCCTGCAAAACGTTGCGACGAATCGTGCCCAGGGCGCTTGGATCCCCTTCCACATCCTTCTGGCTTCGCCACTCATTGAACTGTGTCAACGCCGTGGCCATGGTCGTGTTGATACTGCCGATTTTCCCATTGACCACCGTGGTCAAGTTGTTGGCCGCTGATACCAGCGACGTGATAGTGGTTTCCAGACTCACATTCAGGTTCCTTGTGCTATTTGATTATTTGGCTTCGAGCGCCATCACTCGAAACATCAGGCCAACGTGCCGCGCCATGTTGTCGATATTGGCGGTAGCCAACGTGGCGATTTCTTCACTCAATAGAATGTTCAGGTTGTCGGAGCCGACCACCACCGTGACGCTTTGCGCCGGCAACGGTGAAATATCCAGCGTGAACTTTTGCAATACTCGCGCTGCAGCGGCTTTGTAGGTCAGCAGCTTTCCAGCCACCGAATACACCGCCAACAGCGTGCCGGTGGAAAGATAAAAACCGAACTCGCCAATCTCATATTCATCCGGCCCCTCAAACAAAGCGGCCATTCTCAGCTGCCCTGGGTCCAGGTCTTCGTAATCCACGATTGGCACGCGCTGTCGCTCATTGCGAAGCGCCGTTTCCGATCCATTGGGATCGTAGCGGGCGGTGCCGGCACCGATGTGAGTGATCTCACCTTTCAAGCCTTGGTTCTTTGCCTGCAACACTTCGGCCAGGCCGGCGGAAGTGAAGCGAACCAAGCGCGTAATGTCTTCTGTCATGGCTGCGCCCTGAGGTCATAATCGTTAATGGTGTAGCGCTGGAAAATCCCCATGCCGGGAAGTCGCGCAGTGAGTTCAAGTAGCGGCAATGCTCCGCATAAGGACAGCTCACCGTCGCTCAACGGTCCGTGCATGGCTGCCGTCGCTGCCAGGCCGCCACTGGTTTGATGCACCAGGGTGATGGTGGCTTGGTCGCGCTCGCTCTTTGCCGCATTGATCCGCTGAATCAAGCGGTTGTGATCGCCACAGGACCAGTCCTGGCCAATGATCGCCTGTACATCAAAGGTGTAAGGGTGGGCACGAGGTTGCTGCTCGTACCAAGCGGTGACGTGCGGCGTGAACCCCAGTGATTCAACGGCGTGGTTCAAGGCTTGACGGGTACCCGCCTGGCGCTGGATCTGCCAGGACAATGAAACGGTCAGGCGTTTTTCCAGGTCACTGGCTCCCGCATTCCACTCACTGACACCCCGATCCGCCGCCAGATATGGCAAGAATGCGGACGGCGTCTCACTCGGGTTCATCAATTCGGGAAACGGCGGTTGAACGCGATCGAGCAGCTTGGCGAAGCCCAGATCCAGTGCCCTTTCCAGAGGAGAACTGTTGGCCGGTAGCAGACTCGGCAGCGCAACGGAGTCACTCATAGCGTCAGCACCTCCACGTCTACCGCCGTGCAATAAGGCGCTTCGAAAGCGCTGGTCACGATAGGCTCCAGCGGCTCGAGAATCTCAAGTTGCACCGCTCCGGCCGAATGAAGGGTGTAATCGATCCAGCTAGGATCCACCCGGCCTTCCAACCGATGACAGGTATCGGCATAGCCTTGCAATTGCTGCTGTGCCGCCACGCGGGTCAGCCCTGAATCAGGGCCACTGTTGATCCTGGCGATGACCCGAATTTTGTAGGGTTTTATCTGCGCGCCCTGCACCGTCACCAGATCGGTTTCCGGCCGGACGTCAGGACGGGCGAAATGCCGACGAACACCTTCGAGCAGCTGTGTTGAGGAAGTCCCATCGCCTTCACGAGACAACACCGTCACCATCACCTCGCCAGGCGCGGTACGGCGGGCATTGCCATCCTTGACCTGAGTGGCAAAACCGTCAGGGTCAAAGGTGTAGGTCACTGTCACGACACCGGATGCAGTGCTGTCCACCGTCACCACCGGCCGTTCACCCAGGGTAAAAATCTCCCGCCGATACTGCATGCGCGAGCCGGCTGCCGGGGCATGGGGCGCCAGGTAGTAACGCAACCGCGCATCGTCATCGCTCTCGTAGACCGGGGGGATGGGCGGGAACGCTGCCGGGTCACCCGGATCGAGCAACTGGCGCTCAAGCCCCATGTCCGCGAGGCGAGCGTCGAGGTTGGTGCCCGTGGCCCACCACGCCAACATCTGCTTGATGCGAGCGTTGTATTTGCGTTCGTGGGTTTGCAGTCGGACGCAAAACGCCTCAAGGGCCAGGGTCAGCAGTTCGCTTTCGTTTTCGAGGCTGTCCACCAGCTTCGCCGCGCTGGCGGGAGAGCGCGCGCCGACGTACTCGACCACGAAGGTCTTGAATTCGGCGAGCAGATCCTCGAACGCTTCGACAGTGACGATGGCCGGTTCGGCCAGTTGGTTCTGGCCGGGTATCAGCATGCTCATGTCACCACCTCGAAAGTCTGTTTGCGGTTTTTCCAGGTGCCGGCGAAACGCAGCAGCAATCCGGCCCCCTGTCGGCTGGCGACAATGACCTGCGGCTCGAAATCATCGATGCCGTTATCCGGGTTGTAGAACGCTTGGGCCGCGTGGCTCTGGGCAAGGATCAGCAGGTCGTCACCGAGGTTCTGCCCCAGCAACTGCGTGAGTGCGCAGCCATACAACGGGCGCTTCTGGCGAGTGCCCAACGGCGTGGTCAATGCACGGGTGGCGCGCTGCACGAACTGCAGCCAGTCGTCGACCGTGGCGCCGGTGTTTCGATCGATTCCAATCATGAGGAAATCTCTTATGCGGTACTGATGACGCGCCCCTGGTGATCCACCACCGGGCCGCTCAGGTGCACGCCGGAAGCGTCGAGCCGAATGCCGACGGCGCCGACTTGCAATTCGATGGCCTGGGGCGTCATCGCCAGCCGCGACGGGCCAATGTTCAACTGCAGGGATTCGCGAGAACCGCTGAATGCCGCCGGGCCGTTTTGCCAGTGCAGGACATGGCTGGCATGGTCGTAGCCGTTTTCCGTACCGTCCTGATAGAGGCGCCGCGTCAGCGAGGCCTGGGTCGAGACGGGTGGGAACTGACCACCGTTGAGGCCGAACAACGCCACCGCCTGCCCGCCGCTCTCGCCGCCGCCATGGTTGAGCAACAGGCATTGCTCACCTACGGACGGAATCCGCGACTCGCTCTGGGCCCCGGCACTCGGGTTGAAAAAGCGGATCGCCGGGGTCAGCAGTCCGCCATGGCTGACTTTGCAGGTGTTGCTGGCCGCGTCGACTTCCTGGCAAACGCCGATGCGGCAGAAACTCTCCGCCCGCCGATGTATGTCTTCCAGCTCGGTTTCCATCTGCGCCAGACGCTCGATGATCGGCCCCAGATGCATCCGTAACAGCGCATCAAACATGGCTCAGCCCTCGAGTGCGGTGTATTGGTCCGGGTCGTCGATGTTCGACACTTCCCAGGTACGGGCAAACTTCGGGATGCCCAGCGGGTCCTCCAACAGCGTCGGGCCGAGGTACAGGGTTTGGTTGAAGGAAAGGGTCCAGGCGGTGTACGACCGCGCCGGGTTAATGAACGTGGACGGCAGGCCATCGAGCTCCGTGGGCAGGTCGCATTGATCGCCCGACAGACCCCAGCGGTTGTCCATGACCAGGTGTTTCAACTCCCCGGCCAGATCGCAGGCATCCCATCCTGGAACGGCCATGACCACTTGCAAGGAAACGCTCAGGACATGGGCGATACGCCCGTCATTGGCGCGGTTACCGGGCGCATCACGCTCAAGAGCAATCAGCACCCAGGGTTGGTCGTCGGTGCCATCGAAATCCTGGGGGCTGCCGACTTTCAAGGCCGGATAAATGGCGCGCAGCGTCTGGGCAATGGCCGAGCACAACTGCGACGGTTTTTCGATAAGGGCAGGCATTGATCGCCTCCTTTTGTATGGATCAGCGCTGTCGACTCACTGCTGGTCGGGAGGAACGTCCCGCGGAGGGACTTCGCAAACGCCGAGCCGCTTGGCGACCCAGCGCTCGTAAAGACCGATCGCCACATCGGCACCGGCCATGGCGGTCAGGCAACCCAAGGCGCAGGCGCTCCAGATCGACATGCCGAGGGCGTACAAAAGCATGGTTGCCGATACACCGCAGACCACGCAGGCACCGGAGCGCAAGGCCAGGCGCCGCAATAACGACCAGCCACGGGCGCCCTCCTTGTCTGCACGCCACATCTCGCCGGACACCCCGCCCACCAGGGCGAGCACGATGACCAGCCAGATCGGCATGTCCAGCAACGCTTGTTGCTCGTTTGTCATGTCTCGTTTCCTGGGGGGTGATGGATGATTGGGGGCCATGGGGTTTCTGAGTGCAGACGACGCCATGGCGCGAGGTCTGGAAAAGGTGCGCGGGCTTCCCCGCGCGGCTCTATTTATCAACGGCAGGTGCTTACGCGACAGGAAGCGGATCCCAGGTGACGTAGACGAATGCGGTGTCAGTCCAACTGGAGGTGATCTCTGACCACAGGCCTTGTCCGGCTGGAATGATCACTGGAAACGGCAGCGTTGCAGACGCGCCTGCAAAGCCAGTACTGGTGGGCTGGGTGCCACGGCAGGAAAGGATGACAGGCACAGTGCTGTCGCTATAACCGGTAGGTTTCTTCGTGCCGGTGCTGAGAATTCCGTACAGAGCGCCACAGTGCATCGTGGCCGTGCGCACGATCATGCCGGTGGTGTTTTGCTCAGGCGTGAAAAACACGCCATTGGCACGAGTGCCGAACTGAGTACCGATTTTTTGTGGTTCCATTTTTTTACCTATTGAGTCGAATGATGGGCCGCGGAGAATTCCGCTGTCATGTCGCTCAAAGGCGATGGTTGGGGCTCGCGGCCCTCATCGGATGGAGTGAAAGAGGCTCGACCTGTGTGAGGCATGGGCACGCTTATCGAGTAATGAGCATGTCCAGACTGGTCGCGTCGCAGGAGTTATTGGCTTTCCTGTCGATGACCAGATAAAGCAAAGACGTCGGCGTGACTGCTACGTTGCTCAACATGAAGGTAGTGCTGCCGCCGTTTGCCAGGCTCCCGGACTGGAGCACCGTGTCACCCAGGTTGAGCGACCAGCCAACACCATCCCCGCAAGCGTTATGCAGGTCATTGACCCGGCCCAGCACGTTGATATTGCCGGTGACAGGACTGGCCCAGCGGAAGATGCTCTGGCTGTTGGTGCCGGGATGCGTGGCTACATCGCCCTGCTTGAACACGAAACTGGTGCCCGAGCCGGTGAAGGTGAAGCTTTCATTTGGAATGGAGATCCAAGCGCCCGTCGCATCGTCGCGCCAGCAGGTGGTTGGCTTGCCATTACAGACCCCGGCCTGGAACGACGGAAAGAGCGTGTAGTTGACCGAGGCGTTCACCCCCGATTTGTTTTGCATGAAGGACCAGGGCGAACCCGCCGGTGCGGCTTCGGTCATCAGGTACATGTCCCGGGCCAGGTTCCACGACATCGCCGTATCAGCCCAACCGTTCAGGGATACGAAGGACGACAGAAACGCAGTCGCCAGTAGGATTGTTTTGAGCAATTTCATTTTCTTACCTCGATGGATGTCATTGAGTACGAAGTGCAGGGTCTATTGCGCACGCTGTTCGCTCGCCGGCGTTCACTCGAGGCTCAAGGGCCTTCACATGATTCAACGTCCCGCATCGGACACATTTGATCTGGAGTTCGGTGTTCTCGCCTATGCGGGCCAGAAGTCTTTGGCAGTGACCGCATCTGAAATCCTTCAGCATCGAAAGCCCTCCCATTGGCGGCGGTTTGAAGTGTCTTGCGGCAGAGGCATTCCAAAAAGCCCGGTCGCCCAGGCTTTTCAGTAATGCGCTTGATCTTTCGGCGCGACTGGCGCGGTACGGATCCATTCAAATTGTTCTTCCGACCGCGGTCCCTGCCCGCCGGATAACTGCTTCTGGTGCTTTACGCTGCACACCCGGGTCAGTTGCCAACCCTCTGAACCGTTAAGGCCGGTTCATCGCTGCCTGTTGGTGGAACTAAAGAGCTTCGTTGCCAGCTGCTTTGTCGAGCGGCTTGGACACAGAATATGCATGGATGCATATACAGTCAATGCGTAAATGCATTTATTTATGCATGCGGAATGCGAAAATGCATGGAGCCTCGTAAATACGGGGTTAGCGGGTTTTCAGGAGGCGAAAAAAACCCGCATGGCGGCGGGTTTTATCTGACAGCGGAGGGGTTAACGGGCGTACATGCCCCACCAGAAGACGTGGCCGAGGATGACGATTTGCTCGTCCTGCATTTCCTGGAAGGTGTAGTCCTCGTCCGGATGCTCATCACGGTTGAAGCTGCGCAGGCGGATGCCGGTGGGCAGCCGATAAAGCTGCTTCACCCGCAATTGGCCGTTGTGATTGATGGCGTAGAGGTCACCGTCGACGATGTCGCCGATCCCACACTTGCCCGCATTCACCCCAACCGTGGCGCCGTCGCGCAGCACCGGCAACATACTGTTGCCGCGCACCGTCACGCACTTGGCCTGGTCGAACTGCACACCGTTGTGACGCAGGCTGCGCTTGCCGAAGCGCAAACTGGAGCGCTCGCTTTCCTCGATGACGAATCTTCCTGATCCAGCAGCCAATTCAACCTCGCGCAGAAAAGGGACCGACACTTCGTCTTCTTCGACGGGTGTTTCGTCGTCCCACAGGCTTATGTCCTTGAGTTCGGAATGCGGCTCATCGCGGCGGGCATTGCCGACGGGCACAACGTCCGCGCGCCCGCGCAACTGGTCGGTGCTCACGGCGAAGTATTCGGCGATCTTCGAGATGTGTTTATCCGAAGGATCGACGATCTTGCCGCTGAGGATCCGCGAGAGGGTGGACTGAGGCACGCCGGTACGCCGGTGAAGCTCCGTGGGGGAGATCCCGTGCTGATCGAGCAATGCTCTTAATACGGTAGAAACGTTGCGTTTTTGCATAACGCGCATAGTGCTTGTTCTTTTCGCAGAAGACAAATGCTGTTTTGCATAAATATGCAATGTGTAGGAGCTGTCGAGTGCAACGAGGCTGCGATCTTTCCCCAGACACTTGAATCTCAAGCGAAAGATCAAAAGATCGCAGGCTTCGCCAGCTCCTACAAAAACCAAACTCCCCCACCCGGGATTTGCCCTACAGGCCCCTAAGAAAAGACTCCAATCGCGTCCTTCAAATGTGTGACGCAAGGCTACGTTTTCTTGCGCCTCTGCCTACAACTACGCCAGAATCCGCCGGCTTGTGCGCCTTGGGGCCCATCGGTACTTTTGATCCTGTCACTGCCCATCAGTGATCGGGTTTAGTAGCTCGGTATCTCCAAGATGTACATCGCTCCATCCAGTCAGGTGTTCCTACTCCTGCATTCGATGGTAGCTGTGCGCAGGGCGCCTTCGGGTGCGCCGGTTTCTTGGATCCCCGGTCTACTAACCTGCGTACAGCTGCCACCCATTTCGTTTAGTAGCGAATCGGTGATGGCTCCCACTTCGAGGATCCAAGAATCATGAGCAAGCACACTCCAAATCCCCCAACCCCAGACGATCACGTCTCCCGTAGCCAATCGGCCAACGCCAAGAAACTCGACGACGCGGCCACCCGCGCCCTGGACTATTACCTCAAGCCGAAAACCGACAAGGAAGCCCCTGACACACCCGACACCCTTTTCATCATCGCCCCCAACATCGACGCCGAATGCCTGCTCGCCAACCTCAGCGAAACCCTGGCCTCGGCCAACGCCATGGTCAGCGACCTGGCATTCGACCTGAAGGGCTCGCGGCGGAATATCTTGCTGGGGGTTCAACAGATGATCGAGCTGAGCCAGTTGCTGGCGAATCGGGCGCTGGATGTGGTTGAGGTGAGGTAGGCATCCATGATGCAAGCCGAGACCTAAGAGAAGCCCAAGCAATCACTGTGGGAGCGAGCTTGCTCGCGATAGCGGTAGTTCAGTGACAACTAGGTTGTATTGGCTGCCGTCATCGCGAGCAAGCTCGCTCCCACAATTTGATCGGGTACAGCCGGAGAGACAGGCCGGCTGTAAGGCCGCCTCGCGAGCAAGCTTTGCTCCCACAGATATGATGGGTGTACGACCGGGAGAGCCAGGTCGGCTGTCAGGCCGCCTTCGCGAACAAGCCCGCTCCCACAGGGGAAACGCGGTCCCATCAAGAACCAGGTCGGCTACCAGGCCGCTTGGGCGTGGACGTTGATCTCGGCGCCCCGTTAACCACGCTGGCTGAACGAAGGTATTGCGCAGTGGGCAACCCGGCATGGATGCCGGGTTAGCCGCGCTGGGCCATGGATGGCCCTTCGCGGCGGCCCACGGAGCAATGCCTTCGTTCAGGCATGCCGAGCCCAGGCGAGGCACCGAGTGGTGGGGCAAAAGCGTTTTGCTTACTTTTGCGCTCTTCAAAAGTGAGCCGCCGTCAGGGCGGAACCCTAAGCAGCCGTTACCGAAAAAACGGATAAGCCCCCAATCCCAAAAACCACTCACATATGGGTAGCACAGACCACCCATGTTAACCTTGCGCCCATCGCGGAAAAGCCGGGCCAATGCCCCTCCTTTTGCCCCACACCTTTCAACGAGCTTGCCTGACACCCATGAATACAGCCGTGAACGACCTCTCCAGCCACACGCCGATGATGCAGCAATACTGGCGCCTGAAGAACCAGCACCCCGACCAGCTGATGTTCTACCGCATGGGCGACTTCTACGAAATCTTCTACGAGGACGCAAAGAAGGCCGCCAAGCTATTGGACATCACCCTGACCGCGCGTGGGCAATCGGCGGGCATGGCCATTCCGATGTGTGGGATTCCTTACCACGCGGCAGAAGGTTACCTGGCGAAACTGGTCAAGCTCGGCGAATCCGTGGTGATCTGCGAACAAGTCGGCGACCCGGCCACCAGCAAGGGCCCGGTGGAACGCCAAGTCGTGCGGATCATCACCCCGGGTACGGTCAGTGACGAAGCCTTGCTGGATGAACGCCGGGACAACCTGATCGCCGCAGTACTGGGCGATGAACGCCTGTTCGGCCTGGCGGTGCTGGATATCACCAGCGGTAACTTCTCGGTGCTGGAAATCAAGGGCTGGGAAAACCTGCTGGCGGAGTTGGAGCGGGTCAACCCGGTGGAACTGTTGATCCCAGATGACTGGCCCAAAGACCTGCCGGCAGAAAAACGCCGTGGCGTGCGGCGTCGGGCACCGTGGGATTTTGAGCGTGATTCGGCGCTGAAAAGCCTCTGCCAGCAGTTTTCCACCCAGGACCTCAAGGGCTTCGGTTGCGAGAACCTGACCCTGGCCATCGGCGCTGCCGGTTGCCTGCTGGCCTACGCCAAGGAAACCCAGCGCACCGCCCTGCCCCACTTGCGCAGCCTGCGGCACGAACGCCTGGATGACACCGTGGTGCTGGACGGCGCGAGCCGCCGCAACCTGGAGCTGGACACCAACCTGGCCGGCGGGCGCGACAACACCCTGCAATCGGTGGTCGATCGCTGCCAGACCGCCATGGGCAGCCGGTTGCTGACCCGCTGGTTGAATCGTCCGCTGCGAGACCTGACCGTGCTGCTGGCACGTCAAACCTCCATTACCTGCCTGCTGGATCGTTATCGCTTCGAACAATTGCAACCGCAACTCAAGGAAATCGGTGACATCGAGCGGATCCTCGCCCGCATCGGTTTGCGCAACGCCCGTCCCCGCGACCTGGCGCGCCTGCGCGATGCCCTTGGCGCATTGCCCCAACTGCAAGTGGCGATGACCGACCTCGAAGCGCCGCACCTGCAGCAACTGGCGCGCACCACCAGCACCTACCCGGAGCTGGCCGCGCTGCTGGAAAAAGCCATTATCGACAACCCACCGGCGGTGATCCGTGACGGTGGCGTGCTGAAAACCGGCTACGACGCCGAACTCGACGAGCTGCAAGCGCTGAGCGAGAACGCCGGCCAGTTCCTGATCGACCTCGAAGCCCGGGAAAAAGCCCGTACGGGCCTGGCCAACCTCAAGGTCGGCTACAACCGCATCCACGGTTATTTCATCGAATTGCCAAGCAAGCAGGCCGAACAGGCCCCGGCCGATTATGTTCGCCGCCAGACCCTCAAGGGTGCCGAGCGGTTCATCACCCCGGAACTCAAGGCGTTCGAAGACAAGGCGCTGTCGGCCAAGAGCCGCGCCCTGGCCCGGGAAAAGATGCTCTATGAAGCGTTGCTCGAGGATCTGATCAGCCAATTGCCGCCGTTACAGGACACTGCCGGTGCCCTGGCGGAACTGGACGTGCTGAGCAACCTGGCCGAACGCGCGCTGAACCTGGACCTCAACTGCCCGCGCTTCGTCAGCGAGCCGTGCATGCGCATCAGCCAGGGCCGTCACCCGGTGGTCGAGCAAGTACTGACCACGCCGTTCGTGGCCAACGACCTGAGCCTGGACGACAACACCCGCATGCTGGTGATCACCGGCCCGAACATGGGCGGTAAATCCACCTACATGCGCCAAACCGCGTTGATCGTGCTGCTGGCCCACATTGGCAGCTTCGTCCCGGCGGCCAGTTGCGAATTGTCCCTGGTGGACCGGATCTTCACCCGCATCGGCTCCAGCGACGACCTGGCCGGTGGACGTTCGACGTTCATGGTGGAAATGAGCGAAACCGCGAACATCCTGCACAACGCCACCGAGCGCAGCCTGGTGCTGATGGACGAAGTCGGACGCGGCACCAGCACCTTCGACGGCTTGTCCTTGGCCTGGGCTGCGGCCGAACGCCTGGCGCACCTGCGGGCCTACACGCTGTTCGCCACCCATTACTTCGAACTCACCGTATTGCCGGAAAGCCAGCCTTTGGTGGCGAACGTTCACCTCAATGCCACCGAGCACAACGAGCGCATCGTCTTCCTGCACCACGTGCTGCCCGGCCCGGCCAGCCAGAGCTACGGTTTGGCGGTGGCGCAACTGGCTGGCGTGCCAAGTGAAGTCATTACCCGTGCCCGCGAGCACCTGAGCCGCCTGGAAACCACCAGCCTGCCCCACGAAGCGCCGCGCCCAACCAAAGGCAAACCGGCCGCACCGCAGCAAAGCGATCTGTTCGCCAGCCTGCCGCATCCGGTACTCGATGAACTGGCCAAGCTCGATCTGGACGACCTGACACCTCGTCGGGCACTGGATTTACTCTATACATTGAAGACACGGATCTAA